AGTACTGAAACCACCGTTCGTTCCCTCTTACGTTGCCTCAAGTTCAAATTTAGTATCTCTCATGACAACTCTAGGGTACATACAAACAAGTCAAGCTTGGACAGCACTAGAGGTGACGGCTAGATAACGTGCCTAGGCGCGGCATAGCACGTCGCTCCACTATAATTCTCAGTTGAGTTGCAAGGTGTGAGCATTACAGTGATGTGCACTTGGGATGCAAAGCTCCGTTATCACAAACTATGCTTAGGAACGTGCTTATCATATGTCTTGAGCAATGCCTGAGTGTGCATTCGCTCCCCCGTACGTGTACCTGCGACGTTTAGATACAGAGTAGACCGTACAGGAATATGCGACGTCTACATAAGGTTTTTCTTAACTTGATCCATGAGCAGAATCTGCAGATAAGCCACAAACAGTGTAATGCCCAAGACCGGCGGCAATTAGCGTTCTATGTATAACTCCATATAGGCATAGATTGCTATCCGATAATAGGTAGCATTACGTGGCGCGCAATCGTTTAAATAAAAAAACAAATCATGTGTCATTACACAGAAGATAGAAAAAATGTGGAGACTACGGGATCGTATCAAAATATTATTGAGCGACGCTCAGCGTATAGCGATAACCTAAGGTCAATTGGCGCTATCTCAAATGGTTAGGGAAATCCTAAACTTTAGTCATTTTATGATAAAGATCCATATTTAATGGAATTTATCTTCAGTCCAACATTACTTTCGGCTACTGGACGCTGCGGACCCGTCTACTCCTCTGCTCTCTTTGACGTATCAAGCAAATATAAACGTAAAACAATGTCCGCACCGGCAGAAGCAAGCTGTTCCATTCAAGAGCTCGTGCTTGAAGAGTTAAACGTGAAGACTTTTGAAGCCACGTTTTACAATGGAAAACGGCTGCGCGTCGAGTACCTCTTCAGTCATGAAATAATGGGGGAAAAATGTCTGCGAGTTGGCGTCAACAGTCTGTCACCACTGTTCGGAGGTATGATACCGCTCGGCATACACCGATTCGATTATATATCGAAGTTCCGCAATGTCATCAGTATCATACATATGAATGACTGTTCACAAGGCAGCTACGACTCTTGCTTCTGCAAGCGTCGAATAATACCAAGTGAAGACCATTCCGACGGCCCGTGTCCAGATTTTCACTGGCATCACTACTGCACGACCCACGTCTTCCTATGGGTGGTGTGGTACTTGGAACGTGCGATTCTGTTAAAAGAATCTCCAGAGCACTATAGTCACCGCATGAGCGAAGTGCACGGGCCATTAACAGGCGCCGATTATTCAATCGGTGAAAAGGCAACTGCAGAATATTGGCTAGAGTGGGCTCGGACCACGGCAAAACTACGTAGCCTCGCGAAACTCTGTGACGAATATTAAACCTGGTATGTAAACTGCTAGGACAACTACTGGGGCATACGCGTGTGTTGGATACACTTATACACCTCATGTATTCTTAAGATTTGTCATTGTATAGCTTACAGGTTTGGTTCGACTATAATGATGTAATAAAACATTATTCTAAATATGTGTACTTTTTATTTTTCCTGTAATGTTAAGACTATAGTACGACAGATACCTTACCTAGAATTTTTATATAACGTGCACCGTACTTAACCATGGCTGCATAACATGTCGCGGTGCGCGTACAGTCGTGTCGTGAAGTGTAGTGGCCACGGTGATCTATACATAAGATGCAGATTGTACAACATCTCAGTGGATAGAGCTAGTACAATATGTTATTATCATCATTCAGCTAACTACCTGAATCCATAGTATCGCGAAGGAACCCAGTGTGTCGTGACATTTGTAAGCTTGGCATTCGTTGCTAAGCTAACATGCACTTTAAAATAAAATAAATATGTATGAGGAACAAGTTTTATTTTTTATATTTGCGAACAAATACTTTTACACGTTATCACATACGAGTAGGATGCATTAGTTTCACCGGTTATTTCTTCCGCGTCCCAATGCCTGCTCGCGCAATGCTGCTGCATATCGCAACAAGCGCTCCTCAACTCGCTGTTGTTCTTCTCGCTGACGTCTCCGGTCATCGCGCTCCTCGTCTTGCCGGCGCCTCTCTGCCTCTTCTGCGCGCTCTTGCTCTTTGCGACGTCTTTCCTCGGCGTCTCGCCGAACAGCTTCTCCAGAGTTCTGACTATTGCTTCCCCACATTGTAATTTTCTCGAGGGTGCTGAATGCTTGTATAGGTCCTTGTGATTACGACGAGCGTATATGTGCTAATGATTAAATGTACAGGTCCTTTCCTCAATTTATACTATTTTAAATTTACCTTATTAGGTCTGACCAGTTGGCATTGCATAATTATTGGGAATTTTATTGTTACAGGCAAATACGCTCGCTAACGAAGCATGATTCAAACACCATAACCGCAGTTACAATAGATCCGATGACCATTTTAGATAGAGAAGGAAAATGATGAAAACAGTGTATACGGTTTTATATTTTATTTCAGGAGTGATATCATACACTCTGTCAACTTTCCTGTTAGCTTGCGCAATCATGCTCCGTATGAAAAACAAAATATGTAATCTTTACGAAGTGTTTTTTACAATACAAATGCAACCAAAGATTTGTTAAAAGCTGACTGCAAGCAGCCCGGCATGCTGAGCATCCGCATGGAGTCTTACTATGTGACCTGCAGTCTTGCTTGACAATGTTACGTTCGTTAGGTAATGAACACTCGAATATATCCACACGTGTACCTGTGATTTGCTGTAGGTATGACGTCAAACTTTGTCGAACAATGGTGTATTGTTCTATTTTCTGGAACTATAAATATTTTAATAAACCCCACCAACCGGATGAAATCAATTAATGAAACCCGATAACACGATCAATTAAATAACAAGAAACTTAAATCAATACAATTCAAGTTCAGCGATAACAGCGTTATCGCCGTTGCGGGTGGTCGCTCTAATGTTGTAACAATTTACTGATGTCGATGTCGCTACCTACAACCCAGATGCACTCGCAGGCTAGCAGTAGAGAGTTTTTGCGCTCGCACTGTCAGATACCTAAGGTTAGGAGCTTGAGTCTAGGACTTATCTTCACATAGCAAAACCTAGAACTCCTTCACCATCAAACTTTTCTCGACTCCACTATGCATCAGAGCCGTTTCTCCGCTGTATACATTAGTATCTCCCTCCCATTTCCCTGATCTACCATTTTTAAGTTTTTCCCCGTACGCTCTTGTGTCCCCAATTGTAGCGAATGTGGGAAGTAATCGGTCGAGCGCGCATACAGTCAACGACGCGAAAGCGTATGGTCTATAATTTCAAAATTAAGCATGTAGGCAAGGCAAGAGTGATATATTCGTATTCAGTAATGACGATATTATGGTGCATAGGGGTCAGATAAATTTTCAAAAATTTCTACCTGTTTTGTGTGTGCACCTTGAAGGTGCAATGACTAAGGTACTAAAGTTGAATGATACCTACCTATAAGTGCAACGTGCACGTGAACATGGGGTCACGTGGCTCGGTAACCGAACGGTTAGTTTGTTGGGAAAAAACCCAATCAATTTTATTTATACCTTTCGTGTTATCAGTATTCGGACAAACATCGCATGATAGTTGTTCTCCCCTACTAGAACTGCGGCCGATCTGCATCGTTGTCGTTGCTAAGACACGCTCTTATCACGCATGCAATGCCGTACATGTTTAATAGGTATGTTTTACCTGTATTCTAAAGGTACAAACTTCTAAACGGGTTTTCACGATGAGTGTCCAGCATTCCTATTATGGACTGGCGAGCTAAGACAATGCATCCAGTACAGCAATTAAACCTTGTTAACGATGTACCAAAATGGTAGCGTAAATTCTATCGTCGGTATGATACGATCTAAGGTGACTGAGTGAACACGTGTCTGACTCCCGGGCCTCTGGTATGGTAGCGTAGGATGAATTGTAAATGATCTAATTCCCTAGCAAGAAAAGTTTGTCTCACGTGGTCCAGTAATATTTTAGCATTTAATTGCCTATTTTACATGCGATTTGATAAACGCGCCAAACGATAACCTACGGCCGAGTTTTGGAAAACCCCACGGGATATATTTATCGCGGTATTGTTTTCTTTATTCGGTATGATAAACAACTGGCGTGCTATAAAATTATTTGCGGACAGTCGGTGGCTAGCACTAAACGGTCAACGTTCACGAAGGAACACACTTAGACGCAAAAGCCCCGTGACATCCAGAACGCAACAATGTCGTCTCAAGAAGCTGAAGACACAACACTTACTTTCCCGGTGGACACCTTCACGATCCGCGGACCTGCTATACCTGATGGGGCTCCTTTCAGCATCACCGACTTTTTGGCTTTCGACAAAGCATATCGAGAGTTTCTTGGGTCGATGCGAACGCTGGAGTTGGCTTTCCTTAACGGGAAGGTATTGCCCGTCCGCTACAGCTTCGATGCAACGAGGCCGGAGAAAGATCGCCTGCTGATTAATTGGGACTGGCTCATGCCTCTATTCTGGGGGCCACCGCCAGGTGACAGAGATTTCGTGAGGCTACCCACGATACTAAACTTCGTCGAGAAGAAGATTTGCTTTAAGAAGTGCAAGCCGGTCGCCAGCGACACCTGCTCCTGCGGCAAGAAGTCTAATGATGAACTGTTATCACCTGGACGTGAGTGCAAGAACGAACGCCACTGGCATCATTTCTGTGCCCGGCACGTTTCTGCGTGGTTGACTAAATACTTGGTACCGGCGATTCTTCTTAAAGAATCCAAAGAGATGTTCAGTGCCATTATTGCAAAAGTCCACCAAGACAATCCGGACATCGTGGAATATTATTCCATGGGTGAACGTACGGACACAGAAATGCTGCTGGACTCGGCGCGCAACATCAGTGGTTCCGGCTCTGGTGCAGCTAAATCCAATTAGTGTTAATGTCGGTAAATGGTTTATAGTGTTCCTTAGATTCAAATAAATGGTTGTGTTTAATATGTTTAGTTTCATTTCTTTCATCCGTATCAGTGTAGGACTATGCAGAGCTGTGCAGGTAA